TTCCGCGCCTTTACCGGTTTGGAATGATTTGGTGAATGAATCCGATGTTTCAAAACGTTGGTTTCCATTACCGGTTTTCGAAAATGTTGAATTGCCAAAAGCGGATTCACAATTTGAGGAAGCAAATTCCGGAAGAATGGTTTTTTTACGTCAAGGAAAACGATCATTCGCCGGTGAATTATGGTCTGAAGATTCATCACCAACATTGTTGAATAAATTACAAGGAAATCGATGTGTTGATTTCGGAATTTACATCGTGGATGTTGTTGGAAATTTGGTTGGATCAAAAGTTGGAAACATGTTGTTTCCGATTCCGGTAGATAATCCATCGTGGGATCCGAAATATATGTTCGCAACCGATTCAACAACATCAAAAATCATGTTGAATTTCGATTTTGATCGTTTATTCAACGAGGGAACGATGTACATGATCACACCATTAGAATCCGCATTGAATTTCAATGATTTGGATGGTTTGGTTGATGTGAACATTTTGAATCCGGTTCAATCACCAATTCCAAACGCAACAGACATCACGTTCGATGCGAAATTAGATTATGGAACGGCATTGAATCCATTGTTGTTCAAAGGTGCAACCGCATCCGATTTTGCGTTGTTTAACAACACAACATCAACATTGGAAATCATCGGAGGTGTTGTTGAGAATTTACCATTAGAAGCGAATTACACATTATCATTTGCATTCACAACCGGTGATTCTTACACATTGTCGATTGTTCGTGATGGTTTTACCGGAACATTCACATTTGTTGCGGCGTAATTTGTTGAATCAATAAAAATGGAAACAATGGATGCAAAAACACGAAATGAATTGATTGAAAAAGAAATTGCGATTGCAACAAAACGAAACATTGAATTCACCGAATCCGGAATGCGCACATTTTCGAATGTGAATTCTGCGGTGAAATATTTTCGTTCGATAAAACAACCGCGATCAATCAAATCAATCGTTTGGTTGTGGCAACAATCATTCGAAGTAAATGCCGCAAATGTTTCCGTTTTGGTGTTTGATTACAAAACCGATCCGGAATCATTCAAAAAACGTGTTGAAACAATTGTGAAATCACCAACGCAAAGAAAAACGTTTGAAAAAATGTTCAAAATTTGGGTTGAAAAAACACAAGGAATTCAAAGGTTACCGGTGAACGATGTGAATCGAATCATTGAGGAAACAAAAACATTGAATTGATAAAATCAACATGAAATGTGCAAAGGCGGTGTTTTTCGGAACACCGCTTTTTTTTCTTAATTTTGATTCATGGATTTGATGAAAACGGAAATTGGTGTTGTGTTGAATCGCGCAAAATACATGTTGCATTTGAAATCAATTTGGTTGGCGGTTTTTTCGGATCCGGCATTCAAAACGCAAATTTTAAATTGGATTCGACAAGATCAATTGTTCAAACGTGGAATTGATGGTGATGGTGATGTGATTGGCTTATATTCGGAATTCACCGAAATGATCAATCCATCGAAAATCGCCGGTGAACATTACACATTATTTGATTCCGGTGCGTTTTATCGATCCATGTTCATCACAATTGGAATCGGATCCGATCCATCCATCACGTTCGATGCGGATCCAATCAAAATTGATGATGATGGTGAAAAAACAAATTTATTTTGGAAATATGGTGAAAACATTATCGCGCTTACTGATGAAAATAAAACGAAACTCGCAAACGAAATCCGCGATCGTTTCATTCGTGAATCGCGAAAAATATTATTTGACAATCGATGAATTGCCGTTGTGGAATTGGATCAAAATCATGGATGGTGAAATTCATTTCATCCGGAAAAACATCGATGATGGAAACGAAATCGCGGATCAAACAATTTTTGATGAAATATTTGATCAATACATCAACGAATTTGGATTGTCAAAAATGCATCGCAAATTGTTGGATGCGGAAAAAAAACGCGCGATGTTAGAATTGGATTTTATATTGACAAAAAACCGGTTTAAATTAACCGAAATCGACATGCAAATTGAAAAAATTAAAAACATGTTGAAAAATGCCGGTTCCGGAATATCAATTGAACAATCATTGATTCACATTTCAAAATGGATGAACACATGGATCAATGTAAAGTCAATTTCTACACGCGAATTCTTCGTTCTGTCGAAAGAAATGGAACGAATCAATAAAATGGATTCATCACAATCAAAAACACGTTAAAAACGAATTAAAATGGCAAAACAAATAAAATCATCGGAAATTTTTGAAAACGAAGACATTTTTCGCGGTGTTCGTGAATCCGCATCCGATACAATCGCGGTTTTGGAAAAAATGGAAACGCAAGTAAAAAACACCGCAACCGAATTGAAAAATTCCATTGGAAAAAACAAAATGGATTCATCCAAAACCATCAAAGAATTTGCGGATGCGCAATCACGCGCAAACAAATTGATGATGGAATCCATTAAAATTGAGGAATTGAAACAAAAAGCGTTGAAAGCAACCGAAATTGTGGAAACACAACGGAAAAAAACAATGCAAGAAACCGAAAAAATCAAACAACAATCACAACGAACGGATCAACAATCATTAAAAACGGAACAACAATCGGAAAAAACCGATCAACAACGAATCAAAACGGAACGCGAACGATTGCGATTGGAACGCGAATTGGCGCGTGAAAATGAACGCCAACAAAAAGCGTTGGAACGCGCCGCAAAATTGGCTCGTGATGAACAATCCGCATACAAACAATTAGAAAAACAAACGCGCGAATTGAAAAACGCATCGAAAGAATTAGCCGCGCAATTGATTCAATTGGAAAATGATGGTAAAAAAAACACATCACAATTCCGCGAAATGTCGCGACAATATTCAGCAACAACACGCGCGGCGCAACAAGCCGATCAACAATTGAAACAAATCGATCAACGTGTTGGTGATAATTTTCGAAATGTTGGAAATTACACCGGCGCAATTTCGAAATTGTCGAATGGTCTTGGAATGTTGGGTGTTTCATTTGGCATTGGATCCGTTGTTTCCGCCGGTGTTGGAAAAATCGTTGAATTTGATCAAGCCGTTGCGGATTTATCATCAATCACCGGTGCAACCGGAAAAGATTTGGAATATTTCAAAACACAAGCAAATCAATTAGGCGTTGGTGTTGAGGGCGGTGCATCCGCCGTTGTTGAAGCATACAAATTGATCGGATCCGCGAAACCGGAATTGTTGGCAAATGCATCCGCATTGAATGAAGTTACCAAATCCGCAATCACGTTAGCAAACGCCGCCGGAATGGAAGTTCCGGAAGCCGCAACCGCGTTAACGGATGCAATGAATCAATTTGGCGTTGGTGCGGATCAAGCCGATAAATTTATCAATGTTCTTGCCGCCGGTTCAAAATTTGGATCGGTTGAAATTCCGCAAGTTACGGAAGCATTGTTGCAATTTGGCGCGGTTGCAAAAAATTCAAATGTTTCCATTGAAGAATCCGCCGCATTGATTCAAGCATTAGGCGAAAAAGGTTTGAAAGGTGCGGAAGGTGGAACCGCATTGCGAAACGTTATGTTGAAATTATCAGCACCGGATGCATTACCAAAAGAAGCGGTTGATCGTTTAACGGCGTTAGGAATTAATTTTGATGTGTTGAAAGACAAATCAATTCCGTTCACCGATCGATTGCGTGAATTGAAACCATTGTTGAATGACAACGCCGCAATGGTGAAAACATTTGGAATGGAAAATGCGGTTGCGGCTACGAATTTGTTACAATTAACGGATCGAACCGATGAATTGCGGAAATCAACAACCGGAACAACAATTGCACATGAACAAGCCGCGCAAAGAACCGCAACATTAGGACATGCATTGATGGAATTAAAAAATTCGTTTTTTGCATTGTTTACAACCATGCAATCCGGTGAGGGATCCGGTCAATGGTTGATCAATTCAATCAAATGGTTGGCGCAAAATTTACCAACGATCATTCAATATTTGTTCAAATTGGTTCGCGCTTGGGTAACATACCAAATCGCGTTGAAAGCCGTTCAAGCATATCAGTGGGCGGCTTCCGGCGGATTTCGTGAATTGGGAAAATCCATTTTGGAAAACATCAATTTCACAAAAAAAGCCGCACAAGCAAATGAACAATTAGGACAAACCGCAACCGAAGCCGGATCCGCATCAAAACGCGCCGGAGCAATGATGGCATCAATTGGTTGGATGTTGATCATCAATGCATTGATCGAAGTTGCTACGCAATGGTACAATGTTGCATCCGGAACCGCCGAATCGCGTAG